CTGGTTTTTAAACCAGTCAATAGGCCATAGCATAAACTTAATGCTATTCCCCGACAGTTGTTGTTAAACTTTTGTAGGCCTTTAGGATTAACGTTGACCTAACCTTTTCGATCTTTTTACTCCTTCGCATATATTGCGGGATTAAAGGCGAAACTAGAAACGGTAAGTGTTCAAGATCCGTTGGAAGCACTTTTCTTGCTGCTACCTTCTGATAAATTGTTCCACACCTGTCACGATAGTTCCGAAGAACTACTGCAAGAGGATGTTTTCCAACATCTTTAGGTGGCTTAGACGATTGCATAGCGTGCCCTAGTATGCCAAGATCAGGCATGATTAACATGTCACGGTTGTACATACTTGTAACATTTTCCGATATGTACGCATAACGCGTACGTATCATCTGCATTTGGATTACATCCAAAGGTAGATCTTCCCAGTGGCCATTAGACACCCTGAATAGTTTTTGCCATTCAGGCGCTTCTGGAGCCGGAAATGAGAGAATGATACTTAATTGTTTCGCTTTTCTATCATTATAGATTTGCTCCACAATTTTATGCACGGGTGTGTCTAGTTGTTCTAACTTGATTCCTCGCTCACTGGCTAACTTTAATAAGTTAGGGAATAACGTATAGTCTTTTATTGCTGATTCAAATGCATCAGGTGGAATAGGAGATAACTCTTCACCATCTTTAAAAATTCGTTTCGCAATCTCTGCGCTCGATGGTTTACCATCTGAACAAAGTGATTTTGATTCTGATATTTTTATCGAGAAATGATTAAGGAATCTTCTATATTCTTCCGCTACATCTTTATCAAAAATGGTAACATCGTCTCCGATTAAACAATAGTCTTTAAAGGTTGTTTTACCAACCTTCAAGGCACATGCTTCAACGGTCACGTGGTGAACTACAGCTGCAGCAGCCCATGAGCTTAATAAGCCCATTGGTTGTCCGCAATTGTATCTAACCTTTTTACCATCACAATAAAAGTCTCTATCCGTTAACAGTTGCCTCCAGTACTTGGCAATATCCGGTGTATACAACTTTCCTAGGGTGTACTCTTGGATAAAGACAGGAAATCTATCGGTAAAAGCTGTTAGGTCAAAGGACCAAACCGCTCTACCTTCAGAGGTCTTCTCTTTAACCAGTTGTGCGACCCTATTATGGCTAGATGTACCATCGGTGTCAAGCTGGGAAAGAACTCCATATAAAGACCGATGTAACGGTTTTAAACAATCTTGAGTGAAATAGTCCCCGGAAGCAACGACTCTTGTTTTGCATCCTCCTTCGGATAAGAATCCGATTTTGGATACATTACAATTATCGTAGCAACCTGGTTCTAGATCCTCTCGCCATTGAATAAAACTATCCATCGCATTATATAGATCATCTTTTCTAACCGTCCTTGGTCTGTTCTCTAATAAGTGGTCAGGGTTTACGAACTTATCGTATTCCGGAGAAAATTCTTCAGATACTTTAACTTCTCTACCTTTACCTCCTATTAGGATACTTTCCATTGAGGTGTTTAGGTTTCTGATAATATCTAAGACTCCTGTTCTTTTAATTTCAGCATAGTCTTTATCCAAGTCAAGTAAACCATGACCATTTGGTCCTGTTTTGCTAGTCGTGTATAATCCTGTGTCTTTAATTCTAAGATCAAGGAATCTTTTATATTTATCCGTAATTTTATTAAAATATGCTATGTATTCATCGAAAAGTATTTCAGGAGGACCTTGATCTATTATCGTACTAATGTCTTTATCCGCTTTACAGTGGAAAAACCTAAACGATGCAAGCACCGTTAAGGCTGCTCTTCTAACAGAAGTGTTAGGAGAACGAAGATATGGTTCGAATATAATCAGGTCAGTTGAAATTCCTTTATAAGCTTTACAATAAGGTATTATAGGGGGGTCGATAGCTAAAGCTATATGTGACGCCTGCTGATAATAGTCCTTAAGTCGCTGACAGGTCCATTTTGGTCCTCTAGTACTTGAGTACTTAAAGGCAAGTCTGTTCCATTCAGCTACAAGTTTATCGACATTGCAGTCGAAGAATAGGTTTATTAAAGCATTATGCTTTGATCCTATCCGGCGTACCTTAACGGTACGCTCCCCGGGCTTTCGCCTTGGGTTTAATTGCATGTTTCACTCCTTATGCTCTCGCATGTTAATACATGGTGCCCGTCTGTGATGAGTTTAAGTGACCAACACTAGCCACACTGACCGCCATAATGGCGC